TTTAATATCAGCTGGGAAAAGATAGTGATCAGCCCAGATTTTTAAGTGTTCACCAATCCAGTTAGAACTTGTAAGGGAGAGATCGTCTAAGATCACATTAGCTTCACCATTGTATTGGTTCCATTGTTTGTTATGGGTTTTAATATAAGCACCAGGATTTTCTTGGCGAGCAGTGAATGACTTTCCAAGTCCTGTCGCCCCCCAAATCCATTCATTAGTAAGTTTATCAAGAGGAGCAATATGCTTTTGAGGTGCATCCATAGCAATTCTTTTAACGGTTCCATAGTGAAGAAAGTAAGAGGCAGGATTTTCTTCTTTAAGATCATCAAGATCACCGTCTTCGCATTGTTTAATCATTTTACGGTAGTTTTCTGCCTTTTTTTGACCGCCAGTGGCACCACCTTTATAGTCTGGAAGAGTTCCAAATTCTTCAAAGTCGCCATCTTTTTTACAGTAATCAGAGGCTTGTTGGGGTGTTCCTAGCATTTTTTCAATATGAGCAGGAGGTATTTGGTTTTTGACTGTTGCGAATTTTGTTCGGGTTTTATAAGCAACAAATCCTTGAAGATGTTTAGTTCCATTTTCACCAACTTCGTTTCCAACCACCATGTAATCCCAGTTTTTAATTCCAGAGAGATTTTTGTAGTTTGGGCGTGGATTGTTAATTGTGAAGCACCAGAATTTAGATTGTCCAAGATTAATTTGAGCCATTAGAGAGAGAGCTGCTGCTAAGAGGGAAGACCAAGATGAGGATGCAAAAAGTAAATTTTTGATTCCTCATATAGTCGATATTGCGAGAAATTTTCTCGCGTACGAAAACTTGCGAGTTTTCGGCTAGTATTCAAAGTGTGCACTTTGAACCGTCATTCGAATATTTTCATGAACGGTATTCAATGAAGGGTGGGTGCTACACGCACCACCCCGTGCTAAGTCAAGCACGTACCCGAATAATATAAAAATTATTTTTTTTTAAAATTTAATTAATTGTGGGCTCCGCCTTAGGTTTAGTTTGACCGAGATAAAAAGTCTTTATTGCTTGGGGGTTGCACCCCCAAGGGCCCCCGCTCTCCGCTGCGCTCGGCCTTGAGGGTTTTAGGACCCTCAAGACTCGCCAGATTGCGCTGCCGCGCCCTTTCCGGGGGACAGGAGGCGATACCTTCGGTATCTATACGCACCGCTGGTTCGCGGTGCGGGGGTACAGATAGGGTAATACTAGCCTATCTGTTACCCCCGAACCTCACTTCGTTCGGTTAGGCTTCGCCCTGGGAGGTGGGTTTGCCCTAAGTGGCACACCTTCCCCCCAACCCCCCACTCATACTAAGATTTGTCCCTACCGACATCTTTTGGATACCTACCCCAAGGTCTATACCGGGCTGTTCCGGTTACAGTCTGCTGACGCGAATCATTCACCGTATTGGAACTCAACAGATCGAATAGCATGGACTATTTCTAAAATCTCATTTTATTTTCTATTAAAAATATTTGCAAAAATTTAGTCTCGTTATCATCTTCGAGACTTAAGATCCTTTCTTCGGGCTTCTTGAGTAAGGAATTTATGAGCTTCGAGGGCAAAGAGCTTAGAGCCAAACGTTGATAGCCAATCCTTGGCTTCTTCACGCACGATTGATTCATAGAGTGCGTCCATCCCATCTTCAGACATATCTTCTTCAGTTGAAGAGGCTGAGGAAATGGGTATAGCTTTCCTTTCTTTGCGAGGTGGCTTAAATTTTTTGAGAGATCCTTTTTGGCTTGGAGAGGAGAGACTGTCATCTTGAGTTTGCATAATTTGATATTTTTATTCCGCGAATTTTCAGCTATAAAAATATACTTCCTAGAATCGGTTTAGGGTTCTTAGAATATATAGTATAAAATATTTTGTCATTTTATTTTTCATTTGCGATGAAACGCCAAAGAGGTTGGTACAATGGCTCTGGTCGCGCTACTAAACGTGTCCGAACTGGAATTTATGTCTCGCCTGTTGTCGTCAATAGAAGAGCTGCGCCTAGAAGACGCACGTACACACGAAGATTCACAATGCGGACCGGTGGGGTCCGCGCCCAAACAGAAACAAAGTACTTCACAAGAGCTATCGCCGAAAAGCCAATCACAAACCTTAACCTCAATGGTGATTGGACTGGAACAGAAGTCGATCCCGCCGGTGATTCTCTGTTCTCACCAGGACCTGGATCAGCCTACAATCAAAGAGAAGGCAAGAAAGTCTGGGTCAAGAAAATCAAGATCAGAGGAAGGATCATTCGGCAAGCAGCCTCGGGCGGAGAGGATTCGCCTACGTATGCAAGTAGTGTCCGACTCATTTGGTACATGGACAAGCAGTCCAACGGGACACAGAGTCAAGGTGAACAAGTAATTTCATCTGCTACGCTAGCTGGTGGCGCTATTGATGCTTTTCAAAATATTGACAATTTTGGGCGCTTTAAAGTTTTTAAAGATAAGACCTTTACCTTCAGCAACCCGAACTTTAGCTGGGACGGCTCTGAATACGACAGTGGTGGTGATATTAAACACTTCAAGTTCACTAAGAACTTCTCAAGATATCCACTAAAGGTGGATTATAACACTGGTGGAAATGCAGACATTTCCGACGTGGTGGATAATTCTTTCCACCTGCTGGCTGGCTCGATTGGGACAGGAGGGCAAACACATACAATTATTTACACTGTTAGAGTTGTTTTTTGTGAATAAAAATTTATTAATTTTAATCGTCGGATTCTTCGACAGAACATCTACAATCCATTGGATAATCACGGCATTTTGGGCACAAAATATCTTCAGGTTCATCTTCAGAGAGAATAGAATCTTCAGGTTCATCAGGAATAACAATTGGAGCTACTGGGGCTACTGGTTGAGGTATTCTTTGGTTAAGTAATTTAAGAGCAGGGAAGGGTTCAACAATGTGTCGAACTTTAAACCTTCTAGAGATAGCTTCACACAAAGCAACATCGTGTCCGAACATTTCTTCAATAGAATAATTAGAAGTTACAATAATTTTAACAGGTCGGATAGTTTTTTGGCAATATTTAATATCAGCTGGGAAAAGATAGTGATCAGCCCAGATTTTTAAGTGTTCACCAATCCAGTTAGAACTTGTAAGGGAGAGATCGTCTAAGATCACATTAGCTTCACCATTGTATTGGTTC